AAACACCGCGCGTCCTGCGCTTTAATGTGCCCTTTGGCCACAACGGCCGTGACATCCATCCCACGCGCCTGTAACCTGTGGCAGGCGTACGCACTAGGGGGCGGATGGACGACAGCGAACGCGCAATGATTGGCGCCTGGGCTGCGGAAGGCCGCTCCGACCATTGGACGGCGCACGAGCGCCGGGTGAATCGCAGCATGGAAGCGGCGGTCAAGCGCCGATTCACGGTCCACAAGCCGGCCACGGTCCCGCGGCGCACCTCGAGTTGGCACGATTCGATTACCTATGCCGAGCTCAAGGCCCGGCACTGGCGGGCGACGGCGTGACGGACGCACCCACGCGCTACCACGACCTCGAGTTGCTGTTCAAGACGGGCGAGCGCCAAAGCCTGAGTTACCAGACCCCGCGGGACACGTTCACCGAATACGCCGACCGCGTGGTCGTTCTCGTCCGGCATAGCGAGGCGTTGACCGAAGAACACGTCATCAACATGGCTGAGCTGGCCTATTCGCGGACCACCGTCAGCACCGCCACGGGAACAACGCCCGAGGGCGAGCGAAACAACCGATCAACAGCCACCGCGTGGTCCTAGCCGATGTTCAAGAAAGGCGCGAGCGGCAACCCGAACGGGCGCCCCAAGGGCAGCAAGGACAAGGTCACCACCGAAGTCCGCGAGCTCGCCCGCAGCCTCTTCGATAAAGCCTACTGGGCACGCACTAAAGACCTCTTAGACCGTGGGCAACTCCATCCCAAGATGGAAAGCACGTTGCTCGCCTACGCCTTCGGCCTGCCCAAAATGGACACCGAACCCAAAGGACAAGGGCTCGTGGTCAACCTGGGCTTTGTCGCCCTGCAACCCGCAGAACCACAGAACGAGCTGCCAGAACCGAGTATTGTCTTAGCCCTGCCACCAGGTAAGGCACCGAACTAGACCTGACAAAAAGTGCCACCATTACTGCCACGCCAAGATGTGCCACCACCTCTCACAGCGCCAAGTGCCAGTGACAAAAAGTGTCACCCAAGTTGCCACACCTCGCACAGCCTGCACTCAGCCTCCCGCCTGCGCGCGATGACCACGCGCCGTAAAGGTTAACGTAATCAGCATTATGCGACGCTATCCAGGCGAAACCATTGAATTGGCGGGACTTTCGCCTGCGGCATTTGCCTCACTTACGGGGAGGCGAAAGCGTTCCCTGTTGGGGGTGCAGGGGCGAAAGTGGGGTGCCGGGTGCCTGGCGCTCGAGCTGCCTACCCCTGACCGCGACAGCCCTCGCGACTCCACGCTGAGCACATCGCAGAATTGCCAATGATTCAGCACATCTCAACACCAGCTCGACCCTGCCCGTGCGTCTCGGTGCTCAGGGCCAGCGATTGGGAATCAGGCCCCCCCCGGTCGGTGTGGGTGCGCCTATTCTCGAATATGGCTCGTTGGTGTGTGTCTTGGGGACCCGGTGTTGTCTGGCGGTCTGTCGGTCAGTGAGGGTAGCATACGGCACCAAAGAAAGGCAAATCTTTGGCGAAAGTGAAGGGAGGGTGAAGGTGTGGTGAAGGGGTGGTGGCAGCCCTGGGTCGCGCTCGCGGTGGGGGTGAGTGTGGTGGCGCTGGTGAGTCGGGCGCAGACGCCGGAGACGGCGCTGACGCTGGTGCCTGGGCTGTATGTGGTGGATGGGGCCGGGTTTGACGGCAAGGCGTATGACGGGTTCGTTGAGATCAAGGAGCACGGCCCGCAGTTGGCCTTGCGGTGGGAGTTACGGGGCGGGGACACGGCGGTGGCCTACGCGATCCCGGATGGGGAGGTGGTGTCGTACATCTTTCAGACCTCTGCGGGGGATGTGGGGTATGGGCATGTCCGGCGGACGGCGACGGGGTGGCGTGGGAAGTGGGGCGGTCCGGGGATTCCGGCGGTGGGGGTGGAGACGTGGACGCCGACGGCGTTGAGTCTCGAGCAGTTGCGGGCGACGTTGGTGGGGAAGCCGATTGCCCTCTGAGCCTGTCTGCGCGCTTGAGCTGCTGGTGCCGGTGTGCCCTGAGTGTGGACTGCGCTTGAACAGGCCATCGGTGCGCCCGACTGTGCAGGCGGTCGTGGTGACGTGTACGTCGCACCCGGAGCCCCTACAGTGGGTGGCGCAGTTCTGGCGGAGACAGGGGCCGCTGCTGGTGATCAGGCGCGATGCCTTCTGAGCACGCCTTTGTCGTCAACGGGTCGGTGTTTTACGACCCGCATCCGGGGGTGCAGGCGGAGGTCCGGCAGCGGTTGCTGCGGCGGGTGGTGCAGGGGGCAGGACCGAGTAAATATTTCCTCCGGGGGAACCGTGGGGGTGGGAAGTCGCTGCTCCTGCGCCGGGGGGTGGCACATGCGCTGGCGCTGGCGCTGCCGGGATTCCGGTATGTGATGGTGCGGCGGAACTTTCCGGACCTGGAGTCAAATCACCTGATTTACCTGACCCGGGAGATGCAGGCGGTGGGCGGGGCGTATCAGGAGGCCAAGCGGATGTGCCGGTATCCCAATGGCTCGATTGGGTTTTACCGGCAGTGCGAGGAGGAGCGGGACGTCGAGAAGATTGTCGGCGCGGAGGCGGCGTTGCTGATCGTGGACGAGGCGCCGCAGATTCCGTGGACGTATTTGCGCGCGATGGCGCCGTCGTTGAGAGTGGCGAAGGCGGAGGACGGGAGCCAGCCCTACTGGACGCTGGAGGTGTATAGCGGGAACCCGATGGGGGAGTCGATCGAGGAGCTGGACAACTACTTCCGGGTGGAGCACGACGGGCCGAGCGCGGTGGAAGACCCGCTGTATCACGGGGAGGACTGGGCGCATGTGTCGTTGATGCTCCGGGACAATCCGAGTGTCGATCCGCAGGAGTATCTGAAGCAGTTCGCGGGGCTGCCGCCGCATTACCGGGCGGCGTGGGTGGACGGGGCGCGGGCCGAGAATCAGGTGCTCTTCGACGTCCACAAGACGAAGGCGGGGAAGCCGTACCACTACATCCAGGAATTGCCGACCATCGACGGGGTGCCGCTGCTTCAGGTGCCGTGGGTGCAGATCTACCGGGCGTTCGACATGGGGTATTTCCCGGACCCGGCGGTGTGTGTGTGGCTGGCGGTGGTCGGGCGGCGAGTGATTGCGGTCCACGAGGAGACGTGGTTCCGCACGATTGCCCGGGATCTGGCGGCCAAGATGCGGGAGGTCACGACCGAGCTGACGGGCGCGCCGGACTGTGCCGGGACGTTTGTGGACCCCCAGATTGCGGTCAAGACGGGCTCGGATGCGGTGACGGTGATGGATACGCTCGAAATGGCCGGGGTGCCCTGCGAGCCGTCCATCAACGACCGGGTCATGTATGCGGATGCGATACATGGCCTGTTAGGTGAAGAAATTGAGCCCGGGGTGCCGCGGTTGCAAATCCACGAGCCGGGGTGTCCGATGCTCGCCAAGTATCTGCCCCGGATGCGGTGGGACGACAAGAACGCCCGTAAGATGGCGGATCACCCGTTCGACCACTGGATTGTGACGCTCGCGTATTTCGGCATTTCGAGCGGGGTGTTGAGTTTGACGGCGGCAGGGGAGGCGGCGCGGCAGGAGCCCGCCTGGATGGCGTGGATGCGGGAGGATGCCGGACGGGGCCGTGGCGGCCGACGATCTGGCCGATAGGAGCGACGGTATGAGCAGCGACGGGATTGTGACGCCCGCGCCGAGTGCGCCCGAGGCGAGTACACCGGCACCGGAGGCCCCCTCAGGGCCACCAACATCAGAAGCCATCATCACGCAGGCGCTCGAGCGGCTGGAAGACGAGCACGAGGACGCCTCCGCGCCAGAGGAGAAGACGTTCGTCGCCCACAACAGCGACAGGGATCAGATCCCGGTCACTGAGACTCCTGCCCAGCCACCACCCAAAGAGCTGAGCATCGAAGAGCAGTTGCTTCAAGATCACGGCTTCAAGGAGCCGCGGCGGCCAGATGGCCGGGAAAACCGGATTCCCCGGAGCAAGGTGCTCCAGATGATTAGCTCCGGGCTGCGCCGGGGGGCCGACAAGTGGGGCACTGAGCGGACGGCGCTGGAAGGGGAGCGGGACGCGCTCCGGGCCGACGTGGACGCCATGCGGGCGGCCGTGCAGGGCGATCCGGTCACGTTCCTCAAGGAACTGTCCCGGATCGACCAGCGGTATGCGACATATCTCCCGCAGGCGAAGGCCCCTGAGCCCCCCGCGGCCCCTCCCGCGCCGGAGATGCCGGGGCCGGACCTGATGTTGCCGGACGGGGCGCAGACCTACAGCCTCGACGGCATCCGGAAGCTGCTGGAGTGGAACACCCAGATGGTCCGGGCGGATGTCGATGCCCGACTCAAGCCCATTACCGAGCGCGACAAACAGGCGAAGGCCGACGCGGAGCTCGCCCGGGTACGGCAGGAGCAGCAGACCCGCAGCCAGCAGACCATTGCCCAGATGCAGACCTGGGAACACTTCGGCCCGCTCGCGGCCGATGGCACCCTGACGCCGTTCCAGCAGGCGGTCATGGACGTGCTGCGGGCGGATTCCGAGCAGGCCAAGAAAGAGAACCGGCGCCCGATGGTCACGGCACGGGAGGCCTATCTGGAGGCGCTGGCGAAGAAGCTCGCCGCCGATGCCACCGCCGTGCGGGGGCAGGTGCTGGCCGAGATGAATGCCGCCCCCCGGAGCACGTCGGTCCCGGCCCAGAGCGTCGGGATCACCAAACCCGGCCAGCGGTCCGGCGAGGACGTCGTCCGGGAGGCCCTGACCAAGATTGGCGCCCTGTAGCGTCAAGACGTTGACACCGTCAACCACTTGACACCGTCAAACAATTGACGTAGGCTGTCTCACGTACCACCTGGGTTGTCCTGCCTGTCCCTTATCAGGTGGGTGCTTGGGTTCTCCTGCCTGTCCCTCATCAGCAGGTGCTTGGCGTTCCGCGGGCCTCAACCGCGACTCCGACACCCACTCGCTGAAAGGAGGGGCGCATGGCCGTCCCATACACGCAACAGGTGGCCGCGTCCTACGACGCGCTCGCCAACGAAAAGAACAAGGCCGCGGACCAGTGGTCCGACACCTCGGCCCTGAACCACCTCGAGAAACTGGGCGGGGTCAAGCGGGTCGCCGGCGGCGCCACGCTGAGCATGACCCTCGACTACCGCGCGAACTCGGGCGCCGATTTCCTGGCGCCCGACACGACCGCGACGTCCACCGGCAAGACCGAAATCCTCACGCAGACCTCGCCGTCGTGGGCCACGCTGGTCGTGCCGACCAACTGGAGCTTCACCGACGAGGCGCTGAACTCCGACACCAACCGCAAGGTCGATCACCTGAAGTCGCTGGCCGACAACGCGCTCACGACCCACGACTACACGGGCGGCACCGACGGCTTCGCCACCTTCACGGACATCTTCAGCGAAGACGGGACCGGCACGGTGCAGGGCATCGTCGCGGGCACCGAGACGTGGTGGGCCAATCAGTTCAAGGACTGGGGCAGCGACACGGGCGCCACGCTCCTGGCCGACTACAACACGCTGTACTTCTCGTGCGCGAAGGGCTCGAGCGGACGGCAGCCGAACATCGTCATCGCGAACTCGACGCTCTACGGGGCGTTCATGGCGGCGAACCAGTCGAATCAGCGGTTCCTCGACACCGGCTCTGCCACGGCCGGCTTCAAGGCCATGAAACTCATCAACGCCGATTACATCTTCTCGTCCGTCATCTCGACGGCGCAGGATTCGGCGTGGATGTTCAACACGATGGACACCGCGCTCTTCGTCGTGCGCGAGGCCTTCCGGAAGCGCCGCGACCCGGTCGATTACACGGGCGCGGCGATGGTCAACATGAAAATCTTCAGTGTTTTGCAGTTGGCCACGAGGAATCGATCCAGGGGCGGGGTCTTATTCACGTGAAGACGTGCTCGGTGTGTTCACGTGAGTTGGCGTTGGTGGCGTTTCATCGACTCGCCGCCAGCGTCGACGGTCGGCAGTCGCGCTGCAAGGACTGCGCGTGCCGACTCACGCGTGAATGGGCCGAGCGCAATCCTCTCCGTGCAAAGGCGACTCAGCGTGCGAAGTATCTGCGCCGTCGCGACGAACTCCGCGCACGGGCGACTGAGCACTATCGCGCGAACCGCGACTGGGTCTCGGTCGTGACGGCGCTGCGCCGCTACGGACTCACACTGGATCAGTACCACGCCATGCAGGAGCGACAGGACTTCGCCTGCGCGATCTGCGGTGACGACGGCAAGCTGACTGTTGACCACGATCATCAGTGTTGCAAGGGCAACGGCAGCGGGAAGAACACGCTGTGCGGGAAGTGCAATCGAGG